GTCTAGTCAAGCTAGGCTACGTTGGATTCACTGCACCAAGTAAGTTTATTTACGTTGTTATACTCAACGGCATGTTCTGGATATGCTACCCACCCCGCTAAAGGGAAACGTGCACACAAATGTCTCAACTCGTAGCTCAAACAATATCAATACGAATGTAAAGGTGAACACCCTAAGGTGGGGCAGAGCCCAACACACAAAACAAAACGTTTAACATGACGTTGTAAAGAGCTATATACGGAGGTATCAAATGCGTACAAGGTGCGCACTACGTGCGACTTAAAGCGGCACAAGAACTTAAGCCATATCGACGAGAGCCATACCCTTCAACAAAGCAGAATCCAGGAGTTGTCCTGGCTTTTGCTGGGAGAGTTCGGCAATCAAATCGTCGATTTGCTTCTCATTCAAGCCATAGTGGTGATCATAATACATGTTAACGTCGTGCCGCTCTGATCGAATAGAGCCGTCAAAGTGGGACTTACTGTCCCACCCGTCATCATATATCTCACGCCCCTGCCCGAGTGCAACTCTGAAGCTCCTACCAAGGGCTCCAAGAATTGGGTCAATGCTTCCAAAGCACTCTAGGGTGGCTGTTATGCCGCGCAACCATGCAACCTGGTCATCAGGCCTACGCAACTTGAGGTCACAAGCTATCTTACCAAGAATCCTAGCAGTCTTTGGGAACAAGACGTAGGAGTCATCGACTGGGTAAAATCGCCCCGAGCAAAATTCGACATCAAGGGGGTCAACAGAAAGTTTTGCCTCAATCTCCATTCCGAGAGAGGCATACTTGTCAATAATTCCTGTTAACCCACCAACTCGATCAATTTCGCCACGAGTAGTGACAGTGACGCTGTCGTCGCCACAAATAATGCTAATCCAAGGTCTTCCTTTTCCATGGATATACATCTTCATAGCTGCGTTGACCAGACTGTCTCCGACACTAGTGTCGGGCCAACCTGATTGCATAGTATACGGGATTGAGTATTTCGTGCCCAGGGAACTGGTCCCCCTGCAAACTCCGCGCCGTAGTAATCCAGAAACACGCTTCGGCAACTTCCTTGAATACATCTTCTTCAGGAAGTTAAACGGACCCTCAGTCAGGTGTAAGTCAAACCTAGACTGATCGTCTTCAAGGAAGACGATGTCCTCACCGGGTGTCATCTCATCGATTACGCGAATGGCGTTGCGGAAGCAGGTGCCAATTTCCTCATTGGATCTCCCACATGTGTAAAGTACGTGCCGCCCACTGAGTATCTCTGCGGAGGTAAATGCCTCCGGACCAATAAACCTAACAACTTGTTTGGTCCAAACTCTCAAAGTGGGGCCCACAGCCGCTGACAACTCAAGCGGACAACCTTGGATGAACCGTGGGTCTTTGAACTCCAACTGGTCTTCATTCTTTAAGGCTATCTCACGCTTGATAAAGCTCTTCGCGCTAAGCGGGGGCATATCATGGCAATCTTCACGGGTTCTTAGAAGCTCACGTCTCCTACCAGGGGGAAAAGAGTGCGCCCAATCATAGAAATCCATCGGGGGTTCAGATTTTGGAATCAAATTAAACAGGTTGTCAACCGCTAGGATCAACACACTCCAGTTCTTCTTTATACTCGCCAAAACCTGCGGACTTCTGTGGGCAGGCAACTGCTTCCCGACTCTTCCCTCCATCGAAATTTTCTCGTTGTGACTACAACTAGAAAAGACGGTGGGAATAATACCGGTCAAGCCCCAGAACACATGCAGGCTTGATTTAAGCTTGCATAGGGTGTCTCCAATGACACACCGGAAACCCTGTTGAGTCGGATATCTCTTCATTTCGTGGTCCTCGAGGCAGATGTCGTCAAGATGCATTACGGCTTCTATGATGCTAAAACAGCGCCAAGGCTGTTTGAGCCAGAATACACAGTAAACATTCCAAATCACATGGATCATGTGGACGAACAACCAAACAATCATTCCCAAATCTACTGCCCAATTCATATAGGCAGTCGGAATAGGCATCATCATAAGAACTTCTGGGGCTATGAGCGTTTGGAGAGGCGATATAACCAACACCGAAAGTGTTAGAAAAGCATCCAAAGCATGAAATGAGCACCGCAGAAGGCCATCAAATACCTTCTCGACAATACTGCCACAACGGCAGGATAGGAAATAAACCTCAACCACAACAAGAATGAAGAAACTCAGCACGACTGCCAGAGTTCGAGCTCCTTGTTCACATTCATTTTCCATGGCCCAACCCTGCTGACACGGCAAGGTGTCAGCACTCAAGCAATCGACACCCAAAAGTGTGCGAGGCTTGGTAAAACAAGGGAAGAGCAGTCGCGCACCAGGGGATTTGGGGGACGCTAGGACCATGAGAAAGAATGCATACAGGAGTTTCTCGGCAAAGAGACTGAAGATAAGGCGGAGCAACAGCCCGCCATAATAAAAGCAAGGGTACGGATTGTTTATCCTATCTAGACTAAACACCGGTATACCCTCATAAAACCCCAAGATGTCGAGGTCGGATTTATCCTTCAAAGTTTCTTTGTCCCAGTTGCTGTATTTGCTGGGTAACCCTTGTAGCCCTCGGCTAAGCGCACCAGTCCTTCCAAGGGCGCGCTTCCCGTGTTTACGGCGGGAACTACTAAGGTCTTTCGCAGTCTTAAGACGCAAATCATATGCTTTCTTAACTGCAGAGGAGTAGATGTTCATGAGTTTGTCATCAGCATGGTCGTCAAACTCATAGAACTTCTCTTTCCTCGCAAGCTGGGTTAGATTCTGCAGAACGACGCGACGGTCAGCTGCGCTACCCAAGTTCTTGGTCACCAACATAGTGATAGCCTTATCCCTAAGGTTGAGTTCGACTGCGACACCCTTCTGGGCGCGCGTCAATTCCACAACTACGGGCTTAACGTCAGGCTTCACTATGGCCAGAACTCGGGAATCATCTCCCTCGGAAGGATCAGCAGCTTCGGGCTCAAGAAGATGTAACGCATCCGCAGCGCGCTTACCTTCGAGCTCCTTGGAGCTGATGGGCCGTTCCACAACGAGGCCTTCTCGGACAGGACAGTCACGATACAAATGGCCGGGTTGTGAGCACCCATTGCAGAGTCTGGGCGCTTCCTTGCCACCCTCAAACTCGCGTCGAGCACGCTTATTGGGCGGTGCTCCCTTCCCAGAACTTCGCTGGGGACCCACGGGACTCTTAGGGGAGTCCCTACCCTTCCTACCACGCTTATCCCTACTATTGGGGGAGTTGGCGTGGCCGGTATTCTTCTTCGGAGCTTCCCTCTCCGATACCGGCGGCTTAACCGCAACAGCCTTCTTACCTACTGCGCAGTTAACAACCACAGTAGGTATCTTGTTGCCCGCAAAGACAGAAGGGGCATCATCTTCTGGGCCACCCTCATAGGGGTTCCCATCTTGGTACGGTGCACCCTTGTGCTCCCGCCCACTTGCGTCCTTGACCTCACGCATTAAATCCCCAGGGTCATCCGGGGCTCTCAAAGCATGATCATCCGTGTTGGTCCAGCTCCCATTGTTTCCATTGAGCTGGTTATGCCATTTAGGCCCATCACGGCGCCGCGGCAGCTTCTTAAGAAGCCGCCCACGTTCAAAGCGCGCTAGGTCTTTGGGGTGTTTAGGGCCCCGGCGATTCCTAGTATCGCCACCGTTACTAGCGTCGGCGCGCGTATTCAAGGCAGATATCTGCACTTGGCGACTAGAAATATCGCTGCCGTTCCTTACGTCGGTGCGCTGGATAATCAAGGGGTTATCCTTCCCTTCCGGAGTTACTTCGGTTTCCGTTCCGCTGGCCAGCCCGGGCTCGTTAAGCCTTAAGTACTGTGTTTTAGGTGTCCAGACACCTCCCATTTTCGTTAATTTGTCTCTCATTCGTGTGGTAATAAGATTGTTGAAGCGCATTTTCGCGTTCTTTTACGTCCCCTTCCCGACCTGTGCACATATGGGTAACAGGAGACGCAACTAATTTGCTCACGCCTTGAGCTAGGTACAACACTTGACGAGCGCTAATACTATTTTCACCCCATTGATCGGGGCCTTGCTTTGCCAGTATTCCACGTCCATGTGTCCTGCCGACCCCATTCGGGAGAAGCGCAGTTAAGACGGCTTGATAAACTTGGAACTCAAACAGGCAGCTAATACTTCGCGCAGGGCGAACATGCAATTGTTGTCACAGTGCTTTATTCTCAAAAGCATAAAGGTGATTGTATCAGCAATCGAACTGGCCAAGTTACTGCTCGGCACAGGTTCCCAGTTCTATCGATGGTGCGATATCTTATAACGGAAAGTGAACCGGTCCAGTAAGGCTGGACACCAATTATAACGGAAATTGAACCGGTCCAGGAACCCCCAGGACTAGGCTTCAGCGCTTAAACGCTGGGTGCGGGTGCAAGAGTACTGACCACAACAACGGCTGAAGTAACAGTTGTAGCAGTAGCAGTAATTGCAAGAGTGGCAGCAGCCGTAAAGGCTATGAAGGTGAGAATCACTGCAGCCGACGTGGCAGCAGCTGGAAACCCATCGAAAAGAGTATGCTTCAATTCAACGTTCGACGTGTCAACCGTCAAACCTGAGATAACTGTACCTGTTATCTCAAGAACTAAAAGATACTCTGATCCCACAACAAGATTTGAGACGGTCAACACACCGGCCGCACTACTGAGGATGACACCACCAGTAGCTACAGCAGCCAGGCCAAAGGGGTCAGCTTCTGTAAGCGTGTTACCACTCACAAGGACCCCAGAAGATACAAAACCGCCAGATGGGATTTGGGGAGTGAACAATGTCACATCGTACTCTACCCAAAACTTCCCACACAATCCTGTCTCACCGCCCGAAGTGGAGACAAACATATTAGCTACATCATATAGTCTAATATCTTGGTTGGCGCCAATGGCACCTATTCGCACAAACTTCTCACGCTCATCCGCATGCATAGCAGCACGGGAAAGGCCACAGCTGATATCCTTCCATAGAGACGCTTCAACTGAGCCTTGGTACGATGATAGAATCTCCTCGCTGACTGGGGGAGCATCAGATGCATCGTAATCGGGTGCCATAATGACAGACCCTGCAGTGGTGGTGCTAACACGGGTCAGATAGTTGAAGCGCAAAGAATTGAATCTATAACGCTCCCAACCAGCTGCCTCCTGGGAGAGCCACGGGAAAGTGGCTGCTATACCAGGGTTGCACGCAAAACTCTGCAACGAACCGGCGAAAAACGCTCCGTCCGTGATATTTGCGATCAGCTCTCTGTGTTTGATGTTACAGGAGCCTTGAGAAGTGCGCAAAATACGAGGGGCTTGGCCAAACTCAACTCGGGAGTAAGCCGCCCCAACCATATTCTCAACACCTGCCCGACGTGCCTTCCTAACACGGGGTCTTTGCTGCGACTTTGGCCGTCGCGCTTGGCCAGCAGGCTTAGGACGCCTACCCTGTCCACCATTTCTGGGTTTATTTGGTTTTCTCATGTTGAACTTAACTAGAAATCTCGGGATGGGCACTAGTCAAGTAGCCCACCCCACGTCAAGAAGACTGGCTCTGCTTACGCAGCCATGGTAAACACCATGGATTGTGTTGCCTTATCACACCCAAAGTTCTCCCAGAAAATCCAATACGTTAGCCAAACGTACGAATCCGGAATCCCCGACCTAGCGTGCACAACAACTGACAAAGGGTTCGCCACCTTTGCCAGGCTGGATGCTCGTTCCATTAGACACGACATCCCGGGGGAAAACCCCAGTTCTTTATACAGGAACCCTCAGAAATTGACGAAGACTGTCTCCCAATGCTTAGCTCAGGAGTTAGGCCGCCCAGTAGAACTATGGTCGGACGGCCTCCCTCGAATGCGTCGAGGTATGAAGCTGCAACAATAACACCCCACCCGATCTTTACAGGGAAGCTGGTGTAGTCAGAATATTGCAATACTGACAATGGGCATAAAAGTACCTACATTCAATCAACCGCCGCACATTAAGATTGGCGTGACTTAGAGCATATAGGCTGAAAACTCTTCCGAAG